CCTGGCTTCGTGGCGCGGTACACAGCGCGCTTTGCGGCGGACTCAGAAACCCCGAATTTCAGGCTTAAACCTTTGTAGGTTGACTCGCCCGCCTGGTACTCAGCGACCAACGCGCGCTCTTCATCCGGGGACAGGCTTCTAACTCGTCCTGGCACCCTCCCCCTCTGTCTCGCGGCAATCTGGCCCGCTATAGACCTCTCCCGAATCATCGAACGTTCCAGCTGGGCCACGGCGCCGAGTATCTGAACGACAAACACGCCCATGCTGTTGGTCGTGTCCAGCGGTTCGGTAACGCTCTTAATCGTAGCGCCGACGCTTTCCAACTGGCGCAGGATCTCCAGGAGATCAAAGAGACTGCGGGCAATCCGGTCGATTTTGTAAACGACAAGCACGTCGCCGCGACCGAGGGAAGCTAGGCAGCGGGCCAGCTCCTGGCGACCGCGGCGAGTCGATCCGCTGGCCTTCTCCTGGTAGATGGTCTGACAACCCGCTTTGTTCAGTGCGTCAAGCTGAAGCGCTGTGTCCTGGTCTTGTGTGGAGACTCTCGCATAGCCAATAAATGCCATTTTTTCCCTCCTATTCAGGAGCAATCTAGGCGCCCAAATCAGTTAGCAAAGGGTGGAATTGGCGGCCCCACTTTCTGTAAGTTTTAAGTCAGGTGTCAGCGGTCTGTGCGGTGCGTCATGCAGGCATAAGGCAGTTTAGATTGTCATGGCCATGGCTGATCCGGCGACAGTTGAATAACAAAAGGCAGGGCGATTTTTTTGCTCTGCAAAAAACCGGGCTCTGGCCTTCGGTTGAGCCATGCACCCCGGCCAGGTGATGCCGCTAACGCTCGGGGCCGTGCACCCATGCTCAGGGCTGCACACTTGTTCTGCGGGGCGCGGCAGTCGGCCTCGGGGACCTGCACGCTGTGCGCCTGGCCGGTCCGCGCTTCGCTTGCGTCCCGGCCAGGCGCACAGCGGGGCAGCTCAGTCGGCCTCGGGGCCGCGCACTTGCCCTGCGGGGTTCGCATTGCGCGTGGGGGGCTCGTCATTCGCTTTGTGTCTTCACCTGGCCGGTGTGCCCGTCTCAATGCATACGCACTATCGATCCCTATCGCAGGGGCTGTGCCCCTCGGCCGATGGCCTCACCCCATGATGGGGAAATCGCGCCTAGTGGATTAGGTACGGGTTGTGCTGAGGCCTTACATGGGGGGTCTGCACCCCCATACCCCCAGCCCCAACCCTGCGACACAAGGTCTCCGGGCCGGGTCCCCAGTTTGCTTATCAAGAAGGAGGTGTGCTAGCGTCGCTCGCATGACAAACGCTCTGCCACCAATCCTGCTTGCCTTGATCACCGCGACCTTTGCTGGGATCACTCAAACAACAATCGCACAGGAAGCGTATCGATGCGGTAACTCCTACAGCAGCGAACCATGCCCGGGTGGCAGACCCATTGACACCTCGCCAGCGCTTGCGGACCCCAGAGGCGCGACGACAACCGTGATTTATCTGTGCCGAGCGCATGGCGGCTCAAGATACTGGACCCGCGAGCCATGCGCGGATCGTGGATGGACCATCGTCAGAACAGAACGCGTACCAATCGCCCCTTGGAGCGAACAACTCGATGCAGCCAAAGCCCAATACAACGAGGCCAAGGAACTGACCAGACCACCCCAAGAAACATACACACAACAACAGCCAAAAAGAGACACCAAGACCGAACAATGCGCGCCAATAAGAGCCCGCCTTGAATACCTCGAGGAAGAAGGGCGACGCGGTGGAGGCCCACAGAAAATGGAATGGCTTCGAGAGGAACACCGCAAGGCCAAAGACGCTTACAACAGGCTCAATTGCTAGCCGCAGACGAGTAGTTCACCATCGAGGGCCTACGCATCGCCAAAACGTGCGGTATGTCCGCTTGGGTGATTTGGCCCGGCTGCTGCTTTTGCGGCTCAGGCATGGGCACCGTGCGCACCTGGTGCTTTTCCGGTTCCGGCTGGATGCTTTTGGCGGGTGCTTCGACCTGCTTTGCCATTTGCGCCGGTTCCTGCCAGTCCACGAAGTAGCCGTTTTTCACGATCTGAAGGCATACCGTCACGCTCACATGCAGCACGGTAGCCTGCTGGCTGTAGCACTTGCAGGTGTCGCGCATTTGCACGCATGCCGCAGGATAGGGCGCCTGCTTTGGCCGTGTTACTTCGTCATAGGCCGGAGCCGTTTGCGGAAAGTCAGACAGTCGGGGAATGCGGCTGTCGATGTATTCGTTCGCCGTGAGGGCGGTTTTTTGACGAGCCGCCGCTGCTGGAGCGCCAGGCGCAGCCGCCGCCGATGCTTCCTTGAGGGTTGTTTTCATGACGTTGGTCACCGCCCACCAGCCGAGCAGAGGCACCAACAGTGCACACGCCAGAAGCATCCAGACCGCCCGGGGGATTTTCTTTTTTCCAGTATGAAGGCTGGCCGACCGATACCACCCATACACCTCCTTTGGGAAGGCTTGCATGCTCACCGTGCCGGTTTTGCCGCTTCCGTCCTTTTCGCAGTTCGGATTGACCGCAGGCCATTCGCAGACGCTGACAAGGTCGCCACCGAATGCGCGCTTAAGGTGCCGATGCCAGCCCGGTGAACCAATCAGGCGACGGACGAATGCGTCAATGTTTTGCGGGTGCTGGGTGACAAGGTAGAAATCAAATCCCCGCCGCCTATGCTCGGCCAGCATGCGGACATATTCCGGGGGCTGGCTGGAGGGTGGACGCAAAGGAAAATCGTTATGGCATTCATCGACCAAGAAGATCGTGCCGTCTGGTTCCGCTTGCCAGTCCTTGATGTCAACATGCTTCCACGTCGCAAGCTCGCCGCCTTCGACCGGTTCAAATCGCCCGTTGTGGCACACGGGGCGCCCTTCCTTAACCGAGCGTTCCCGAATCCATTTCAGCGTGTTCAGGGTCTTGCCCGCGCCGTTCGCGCCTGTGATGAGGTACAGCATGGGTTACTTCATGACCATTCGTTTGAACGTGTCGGACGTCAGCCCGTCGAGCAGCAGGCGAGCCGCTATGGCGCTCGTGATGATGCTGATGCACTGCCCTACACGCATCATCCCGAGCATGCCGAACACCTCGGGCGGCAGGGCCGTGAATGACTGAACCGCTTGTGACTTGAGCGCTTCCAGCGTGGCATTCACGCCCGTGTACGTAATGACGGACAGGCCCAGCGCCACCAGGACACGCCCAACAAGCGTCCCCACCAGATTTATCAGCATGCCACCGATGGCAGCAACGAACACAGGCATTTTCAGGCCCTCCCAATGATGCGAACGGCGATCAGAAACGACACGGCGAGCAGCACATTGCCGAGCGCCGCGAGATACGGATTAATGCGCGACAGCGGCAGGGTGATGCCACTGCCCGCGACGGTAATTGCAAGGTCTTGGACACCTTGCCCGCCGCCGAGTAAATCGGCGCTGCTGATGCGGTTGTTCAGGTCGAAGGTTTCATTGCCTTCGAGGTCTTTTGTGCGGTTGCCCTTCTTGTCTTTCTCGGTGTCATATAGCTCAGACTCAGCGGTTTTGTTCACGAACAGTTCGCACGAGCGCTTGTGCTGCTCCTTTCCGATGGCACATTGGATGGCATCACCTTCGCAGGTAAAGCCACGGTCACAAGTGCCTTGGAAGTTGCTTTCCTGACCATCACCGCACACTTTCGACTTGGGGTTTTCTTCACAGAAACCGCCCTTGCCCTGCTCTTTTGTCTCGGTATCCGTGGTCGTGGTTTTGGTGCCGTTCGGAGACGTCACGGTCGTTGTCGTGGTCGTTGTCGTGGTGCACTTGTCGCCGTCGCACTTGGTCTCTTTTTTGGTATCGGTTTCGGTCTTGGTGCCGTCCGGGTCGGTCTTGGTGGTCTTGGTGCCGTCCTTTGTTTCTGTGGGCTTTTTGGGGTCACGCGGTACGCAGACTTCCACGCCATTCACGGTGCCCTTGTCGCCGTTTTTGCATGTGTCCTTTTCCATGTCGTCACCTTCGCCGGTGCTGCAGACTTCAGCACTGTCAGGCGTCGCGCCCTGGCCCTCAGACACCCAGCCGCCAGCATCCGGCCCTTTGTCGAATGAGGTCTCCCATTCGAATTTCATCACGCAGCCCTTACCAGGGGTCATACCATCCAACGGCATGCAGTACTCTCCATCCCGAACGTTCCCATCAACCTGGACATCCCGGTTATTGCCGACGAGGTTCCACGTTACTTGGTTCAGGTCACACATCAACTGGTCCTCAGACGTGCACTGGCGCCCGGAACCGAGAGCATGTTCATTTTCGACAGTCCCGGCTGGGCACTCCCCGGTATGACACTGCCCGCCTTGGTAATAGGTGTTGTTAGGGCAATAAAACATAGTCGTCAGCGGCAACCACGGAGGCCCGGACGGATGCATAACAAAGGACCGGGAACCGACCTCAAAATATCCAGCCGGAGCAGTGAGACAGGACGCCATCGCCGCTTGTTCATGGTCCCGATACCAGCCGCACGACTGAGAGCCGGGATTCGACCCCGCAGCCTGCACGGCAGACGGAAAGACGCAAATGCCTAAGAGCAAGACAATCAAGCGGAAAAGATGAGCCATGCAGCCCCCAGGATTGCGATGATGACGAATATGCCCAGGCCCATGTGTTTTCCCTTTGCGAAGCGCCACCCGTGACGCTTTGAAAAGGCCCCCCAGCCGGCCGGTCTGGGGAACTGAGCGGGAGGGCTTAGGACAGGGCCGCGCGAACCCACTTGAACGCCTTGACGCCCACGTACACCAGCAGCACAGCGCCGCCGATGGCAACGATGGATGCGGTTTGCGCGCCAATGTCGGTGACCACGCCAGCGACGTCCACAGCGGCGGCGTTGGCAGCGAAGCCGGTGACGAGGGCACCAGCGCCCACGAGGGCACGATTGAAGGTCTTGTTCATTTGATTACTCCTGAATGGTTGATGAATTGCCGTCTGTTTCCCTGAGCGTCAGAATGAGCATGCGAAATGCCCAACCGACAGCCCAGACCGCGAGGACGGCGCCCGCGATTGCTGCTCCCTCTGCCGCGTCGAGTTGCAGCGGGGGGAGGCTTAATTCGTGAACGACAGTGACCGTGCAGGCACTGGCGCAGGTGATCGCCACAGGCTCAGCCATGGCGCAGAAGGCGACGGCACAAGACCGCGCCGAATAGACCCGACCAGCCGACCAGAAGGAGGCCAAGCGTTGGCAGAAAAAATGGGCTCATCACTCGATCGCGTCAAGCGTCAGATCAACGGGCGTGACCATGGAGGTTTCGCCGGTGTCCTTGTCGGTGATGCGGAAGGGCTTGCGGGTGTAGCCGCCCAGAAGGGCGTGCACCACGATTTCCTCGCCCACCTGACCCAATACCTGCTTGCTGCGGATTTCGACCGTCTGCGGGCGGCTGTAGGGGTCAGGCGCGGGCGTGACGATGCGGGTATAGGTGGTCTTGTCGTGGCGACGCTTGGCATCGACACGACCCTTTACGGTGACCTGCATGTAGGCGGCAGGGCGAGGGGTTCCCTGTGTTGGGGATTGCGTGGCTGTCATGTTGCATAGCTCCTGAGTTGGGCCTGTAGCTGGGGCCATTCCAGGCCGGCCACCACGCCGGCAGGGTCTACCCGTCGAGGGATGCCGATCACGCGCATTTCTTCGACCAGGTCGGTGGGTGATACGTCGCACGTTTCCTGCACCTGGTGCAGCGCTTTGCCGTAGCAGCGGCGCATGTGGTGCATGAGGTGGCCAAGGTTCGTGAGGGTTTCGGTTTGCGTCGTGGGGATGGTTTCCGCCGCCGCATCAATGAGGGCTTCGAGTGCGGGGTAAGCGCCCGCAAAAAAGCGATCCGGTTCGGTCATGGCATCAAAGGGGATCACGCGGTCACGGTTGCCCAGCTGGACCTCGAAGCGCACCCATTCACTGTTCACGCTCTGCAGCTGCTTGCCCTTCTCATAAACGCGGAGCATCTTTCCGTTTTTGGCCTTGCCGACGTAGAGCGTTCGGCCATCTTTTCCCTTGTGCCAATCGCCCATTTGCATGCTGCTGGGCGTGCGTCCGCTGGAGGTGAATTGCCCGGCTTCGAGCATGTCCATTGCGTCATCCACGGTGTGTTCCCCTTCCAGAAAATCGAGGGCCAGATCAAGGCGCGTGATGGTCGCCCCGAGTCCCTCCAGTAGTTCGCGCNGGCTGGGCCAGTCTTCGACTACCCCGCAGCCTTTGCCTGTGATTTGCAGCAGCCATTTGCCGCCCTGTGATTCGCCACCGAGCGCGAGCGCGCCGATCTCGACCTTTCCGCCGTCGATGTGCAAGAACAGGCGGTGACGCTCTGCGAATCCAAACAATCCGCCGTCGAGCTTCGCGCTGATGCCCTGCCCAGCGCAGCAATTGCCAAGGAAGGCAATCATTCCGGCCAGGGTCATTTGAGGGGCCGGGAACGTGGCATTCAGCCAATCAATTTTTGCCTTCTGGTCTTGAAGATGGCGGGGGGTACTTTCCCCCCGTGTTACAGGACGGGGGGAAGGGGGAGCGGGGCAGCGAGCGCCCCGGCGGCGCAGCATCCAGCGGCCAGCGGTAGCACTCATGCAACGGACTCCACAACAGCAGCAAAGGGTGAACTGAAGGTCACGGCGTAGCCACTCTTGCGAAGGTGGCTGACGTAGCCGTCAAAGGCTGTGACACTCACAAAGGATTTGACGGACTGGCCGTCCGGGAGCATGCCGGGAGGGCATGCGATGGTGTAGGTGCGAAGGGGCGGCAGCATGCCCGCGCCGCTTTGGCCGGTGATGGCTGCGATGGTCATGCGCCGAACTCCTGCAAGAGCATCAAGGCGCCATGCAGGCTGCTCAAACGTTGAACGGCGCCACAGTAGTCATCGACTTGGCCGGAATGGACGCCAGCTGATACGGTGGCCGCCTGGCGCAAGTGTTCGGAGCGCAGCCAGGCCGCGAAATCAGCCAGTGAGGTGCCCACCCCCTGCCCGCCAGGGGCTGGAGCCGCCAAGCTTTCGCCCGTGGCGTTGGTGGCAGGGAGTGGACAGGAGGACTCCCCGGCTTGGGGAAGGGCTGAAGGGCGAGAGGTGGGGGACATGGCGGCTCCTGTGTGAGAATTACCAAATTGAGACTGAACTCAAATTGGTACCAGGCCGCAATCTACCACAAATGAACTCAATATGGCATCACTTGAAAAACTTGGCGAATTGATCGAGCGCGCAGCCGATGCAGCAGGGAGCCAACGAAAGCTGGCGGCATTGCTTGAAGTGAACCCCTCGAACCTGATCGAAATGAAACAGGGGAAACGCGCCTGCAGTTGGCGCATTAGGGGGAAGATGCGCGCAATCCTGGGTGAAGACCCAGCGCATGCATTCATGGCCGCGATGGCCGAAGACTTGGAACAGTCAGAAAATCAGGACGAAAAAAAAGCCGCCGAGAGTTTTAAAGAACTCTTGGCGGCTATTCCTGATGCTTGGCGGAAACGGAGGGATTCGAACCCTCGATGAGGCTCTACACCCCATACTCCCTTAGCAGGGGAGCACCTTCGGCC